AAAATATTTATAGGCACTCCTTGTTATGGTAATATGTTAACAACAGACTATTTTAAAAGTTGTTTACAACTTACAGCTTTAGCAGCTAGTAAAAAAATAGAGCTACAGTTTGGAACAATTGGTAATGAGTCTTTAGTAACAAGAGCTCGTAATACATTGGTGCAGTTATTTATGGATGACAAACAATATACACATCTTTTGTTTATTGATGCTGATTTAGCTTTTAATCCTGAGTCTGTGTTTCGTATGCTAGACTTAGATGAAGATGTGGTCACAGGAGTCTATCCTAGAAAAACCATTGATTGGACTAAGACTATAAAAAAAGTAAAAGAAAATCCTAATATAAAAGAAAATGAATTACACGCTGCTTCTTTACAATATAATTTAAATGTTAGAGATCCAAAAAATATTGTGGCTAAAAAAGGATTTATAGAAGTGTTAGATGGTGCAACGGGATTTATGTTAATTAAAAAAAACGTATTTAAAAAGATGGCGTTAGCTTATCCCAATCTTAAATTTAAATCTGATCAACATTTAAATGATCCTCATGACAAAACATTTGATTATCATGACACATCTGATTGGAACTATGCTTTTTTTGACACGATGATAGATCCAAATACCAAAAGATATTTGTCCGAAGATTATGCATTTTGTCGTTTTATGGCAAAAAATAGGTGGTAAAATATATGCTGATATTATTAGTGGTATGACACACATGGGTAATTATTCATTNAAAGGTAATGTAGCCACGCAGTTTATATCACAGGAAAAGAAATGAATTTAGACTTACAAGTAAAAGATAATTTTTTACCTAAAGATTTATTTCAAAAGTTATCTGTTTACTGTGCTTACTTTAGATTACGGAAAAGAGATAACATATAACAAAGTTGAACATGTTTTTTATTCAAATAAAATATATAAGGATGATGATTTATTAAAAGATTTAGAAAAATCTATTATAAAACATTTTAAAGTTGGTATAAAAAATCTTCATTTAGCTGCTTTTACTTTAGTAAATACAAAAGAACCTCTTCCACATGTAGATACATTACAGTTTCCAACAGAAAAACATCTTATTATTTATTTAAACGGAGATTCTAATTTAAACGCTGGAACAGGTTTTTATAAGCCTACTGACGATGGATTTGATTTAAATACGGCTATTGGCTGTTACCCAAATAGAGCTGTTTTATTTAATGCCTCTGATTGTTATCACTCTCCTTTATTATATACAGTAAAAAACAGTATCCCTAGATTTGCCGTTATTATATGGTTCGAACCTAAAATTGATCTTTAGCTTTATGATAAAATAAGGTAGAATAATTGGCCATGAAATTAGTAGATTTAAAGTTCCAACCAGGCATTGACAAACAAGATACCGCTTATTCAGCGGGGGATCAACGTAAGTACGTTGACTCAAATCTTGTGCGTTTTCACTATGGAAAACCTGAAAGATGGAAAGGCTGGTCATATCTACCAGATCCAAACAAGACTATTGTGGGCGTGGTCCGTGATACGCATAGCTGGATTGGTTTAGACGGAACCAGATATCTTGCTTTAGGAACCGATAGAAAATTATACTTATATTCAGGTAGTGCTCTTTATGACATTACACCTATTAGAGAGACAGCATCGGGATTATCAAATCCTTTTACAACAAATGGCACAACAACAGTGACAGTAACTGACGCAGACCACGGTGCTGATGAAGGTGATTTTGTAACCTTTGATTCTTTTTCCGCAATAGATGGTTTAGATATGAATAACGAGTTTGAAGTTACAACTTATGTTGATGCAAACACTTACAAAGTTACACATACAAGCGCAGCTTCTGGATCTACTTCTGGTGGTGGCGGAACAGGTAATGCTAATTATCAAATAAATATTGGTCCTTCTACTTCAACATATGGATATGGATGGGGCACGGATACTTGGAATACTAGCACATGGGATACACCACGTACTTCGTCAACTGTTACCATTTCTGCACGAAGTTGGTCATTAGACAACTTTGGTGAAGATTTAATAGCTACAGTTTTAAATGGTAGCACATATATTAAAGATATTTCTGGTTCAGTAGATGCAAGAGCAACAGCTTTATCTAATGCTCCTACTGCTTCTAGATTTAGTTTGGTATCTACTGACACAAGACATTTAATGATTTTTGGTACAGAGACAACAATAGGTAATACAGCTACACAAGATGATTTGTTATTTAGATTTTCTGACAGAGAAGATGCTACAGATTATACACCAGTAGCAACAAATGAAGCTGGTTCACTTCGTATATCGGATGGTTCTAGAATAGTAGGTGCTGTTAAATCATCAGGTCAAATATTAGTTTGGACAGACACCTCACTTCATGGTGTTCAATTTGTTGGTACACCCTTTACTTTTGGTCTTAGACAACTTGGTGCAAACTGTGGATTAATAGCACAGCATGCGGCTATAGAAGTTAATGGTAGAGCGTATTGGATGTCCGATAATTCTTTTTATATGTATGATGGTGTTGTCAAAAAAATGCCATGTTCTGTACAAGATTATGTATTTGATGATCTCAGTTACACAAATAGAAATGATATTGCTTGTGGTATAAATACAGCTTTTAATGAAATTATTTGGTATTACCCTTCAGCAAATGCTACACAAATAGATAGAGGTGTTGCTTACAATTATTTAGAAAATACTTGGTATACATTAAATTTAGGTAGAACAACTTGGCTTGGTGCTTATGTATATGAGCAACCAATTGCAACAGAATATAGTACAAGTGTAACAGCAAACGCATCTAGCATTTTAGGTTTAACAGCAGGAGCTTCTTACATTTATGAACATGAGTCAGGAAACAATCAAGCGGATGGCACAGCTCTTTCTGCTTTTTTAACTTCAGGATCTGTTGAAATTGCTGATGGTGATGAGCTTATGTCAGTTAGTAGATTGGTTCCAGATTTTGATAATCTTACTAATAACATGACAGCCACTTTAACTCTTGAGCAGTATCCACAATCTGCAGCTAATGTAACTACAACAGGCACTATTACTAGCACAACAGAAAAGATTGATGTAAGAGGTAGAGGTAGAGCGGTGAAAATTAAATATGAAACTAATACAGTTAATGACACAGCTTGGAGGCTTGGATCTACAAAGCTACAACTTAGACCAGATGGAAGAAGATAATGGCTAAAATAACAATTACTAGATTACCTAATGCAACGCCAGAATATGATGCCAATCAGTTTGATCAAATGGTTCAATTACTAGATCAAATTATTCTTTTACTTAACACAAACTACCAACAAGATTTAAAAGAACAATCACAGTCGGAGGCTTTTTTCCTTGGCTAATACTTTTAAAAGTGCAATGGTAGATATTACCACAACAAATTTAACAACTGTTATAACAGTTCCTACGGCTGATCCTGGTGCAACGCCACCAGTTCCGCCTACTACGGATGTAGTAAAATCTCTTTTAGTTTGTAATGACTCTGGTTCAACAACTTTAGTTGATGTTGAAGTTGTCAGAGGTGCTGCAACCTTTGAAATATTCAAAGCAAAGAGTGTTGCTACAAATACAACAACAGAATTATTGACACAACCTTTAGTTCTGCAAGAAAGTGATATTCTTAAAGTTCAAGCCAATGCTGCCAATCAGGTGCACATTATAGCCAGTTTTATGGAGGTCACGAAAGGACAACTTTGATTGATCTACACTCCCTATTTATTACCCCAGTATTTTCATTACAACTAAAAGGCCACGAACATCTTATAGATAGCATCTATCAACTACGAGAAAAAGATGAGATGGGTATGCCACGGTCCAATGTCGGTGGTTGGCATAGTCATGATGAAATATATAGTATTAAGAAATTTAATCCATTGGTAGGTGACATTCTTAAATATGCCAAAGACTGTTTTAATCACATGGATGTTGACAATAATTATAATCCCGAAATGACGGGCATGTGGGGTATGATAAACCCACCAGGATCACGAAACAATGTACATACACACCCGTACAACTATTTATCGGGTGTATTTTATCTTAAAGCTCCTAAAAAGTGTGGAAATATTGTGTTTCTAGAGCCTAAACCACAGTCAGAGGTACTATCACCCCCTAAAACAGATAAAGCGTCCATACACCTCGCTCATAGCGTACAATGGGAACCTGTTGATAATTCCTTGATTTTTTTCCCATCATGGTTACAACATGAAGTACAAACAAATTATTCTAATGATGACAGAGTTGTTATTA